GGTGATCTTCCTGGGCGACTTCCTGCAGTTGCCGCCGGTCAGGACCGACCAGAGCAAGCCCTACGACTGGGCGTTCCTGAGCAAGGCCTGGGAGGAGGCCGACTTCAAGACGATCAAGCTCGAGAAGGTGCGACGGCAGAATGACCTGCCTTTCATCGAGATGTTGAGTGGGTTCCGGGTTGGCAGGATGAAGCCGCGGGACAACCAGTTGCTGCGCAGTGCGCTGAGGATGAACCCGCCAGAGCACATCACCCGGCTGATGACGCACAACGTGCAGGTGGACAAGTGGAACAACTATCGCTTAAGCAGCATTGATGGCCCGATTGCCGTGTTTGATTCCGAGGTGAAGGGCGTTGACCAGGCCGTGGAGTTCGCCACCAAGAACATGAGCACGCCGCGGGTGCTGCAGTTGAAGCCCGGGGCAGCGGTCATGTTCACAGCTAATGATGCGGAGCAGGGATTCTACAACGGGCAGGTGGGCCGGGTGGTTGAGTTCAGGGGCGGGGACATCGTGGTCGAGACCCGCGGTGAGAAGATTTCACTGGGCCGGCGTAAATGGTTCTTTGAGTCGCTGGGGGTGACCGTCCAACAATACCCGCTCCGATTGGCCTACGCGATGACCATACACCGGGCGCAGGGACTGACCCTGGATGCCGCGAGGATTGACATCAGGGCGGCCCGGGAGCCCGGCCAGGCCTACGTGGCCCTGAGCCGGGTGCGGACGCTGGGCGGGATCTACCTGACCGAGTGGCCGAAGGGCTGGTTTATATCAGAGGAGGCGTTGCGGTTTGAAAGGCGCGAAGAGGTATGATGACGACGCAAGAGATTGAGGGCTGGCTGGGCGCCCCGCTGTTCCTGGTGCCGCAGAGCCCGGGGACCAAGATTCCGATGGTCAAGTACACTCAGGAGACCATGGAGAGTACCAAGAGGGATGTTTACCGGGTCATGCTGGAGCACGGGAACGTGGCTGTGAGGCTCGGGGAATGGAGCGGCGGGCTGTGCGCCATTGACTTCGACGACGATGGGAGTTTGGAGGCGTTCCTAAAGGTGAACCCGGTGCTTCAGGGAAGTGCGCGGTGGAAGGGCAAACGCGGGGCGCAGATTGGGGTGCGGGTCACGGGCAAGTACCCGGGGCCCTGCGCGGAGCGGAGCACGACCGAGATGATACAGGTCGGTGATCGGCTGCTCGGCAAGCCGCTGTATGAGTGGAGGAGCACCGGGAATCTGAGCACGGTCAAGGGCCTGCATCCGAGCGGGTGCGAGTATAGCGTGCTGGTGGACAGGCCGCCGGTGGCGCTGGAGTTCAGCCAGATCAGGTGGCCCGAGGGCTGGCCGGCGCCGGGCAGTCGGGATGAAATCGCGCAGTTGATCAGGCAGCATGGCGTGCCGTGGACGTTCGGAAGGAGCGGCACGGGTAATCTGCAGGCGCCGTTCTTCGCGGCCTACATGGCGCACAAGGAGCGGTTCCTATTCGATGCGGTCACAGGGATGCACTACTGGTACCATGGGGACCGCGGGATCTGGATGAGCATGAGCCGCGAGGAGATGGCGCAGAAGGCCCTGGAGACCGCCAGGCGCGTTCTGCTGGACCAGGTGGCCTCTACGGAGGACCCGAGGCTGCCGGCGCTGCTGACGAGGCTCACAGCGAGCTTCGCGGATCAGGTGGTGGATCTCATTGGGCGGCTGCAGGTCGAGCGCAATCCGTTCTCAAGGCCCGACAGCGTGGTGCACTGCTCCAATGTCATGGTGGACCTACGGGCTGCGCCCTATGAGATGCACGGGTTCGGCCCGGAGTGGATGAGCAGGAACCAGACGCCGGTGCGATATGTCCAGGGTGCGCATAGCCCGATGTGGCAGGCCTTCCTGGATCACGCGCTGCCCGAGAAGGACGACCAGATGCTGCTGCAGAGATGGGGCGGCCTGGCGCTGCTGCAGAGGAACAGGCCGCAGGTGATCCTGCTGCTGACAGGGACTGGTGGCGGCGGGAAGAGCACGGTGGCTGGATTGGTCAGGCGGTTGGTGGGTGACGAGAACTGCAGCGAGCTGAGGACCGCGCACCTGGGGAGTAGGTTTGAATTGGCCAACTTCCACGATAGGACGCTACTGATCGGCAGCGACGTGCCGCCGGACTTCCTGTCCTGCGAGGAGAGCCAGCAGCTCAAGGCGCTGACGGGCGGAGACAGGTTGAGCGTGGAGTTCAAGGGTAAGTCGGGCGCCAAGGCCGTGGTGGGCGACTGGAACGTGATTGTGACTGCGAATAGTCGGCTGAAGGTCAACGTGCAGGGAGACCTGGGTGCGTGGAGTAGGCGGTTGCTGCTGCTCGACTTCAGCCAGCCAAAGCCCGAGAAGGTGATCCCCAATTACCACGATGTGATGATTGAGCGGGAGGGTAGTGGGATATTGAACTGGTTTTTGGAGGGCGCAGAGGATCTGTGCCGGGTCATGCAGGCCGGTAGGCCATTCCCGGTCACCGAGAGGCAGCGCGGCATGATTGATAACCTGTTGAGCGAGAGCGACAGTGTTAGATACTTTGTTGTTAATCATGTCCGGGGCAGCAGTATGTCGTCGGATTGTATCACTACCGAGGAACTGTATAGCGCCTACATGACGATGTGTAACAACAAGGAATGGGGGCCTGAACCGGAGAAGCGTTTCCAGAAACGTGCCGCTGAACTGATGCTGGAGATACACCAGGCCATCCCGTCGAACCACATTCACCGTAGCGACGGTCAGCAACAACAGTCGCGAGGCTACATGAAAGTGACCTTGACCACATGAAAACCACTGGATCTGTCAAGCGTTGTCAAGCGTTTGGGACGGGGGACGGCACTTCTCAACTCGGTGCAAGAAGTGTAAAAGGGGGTATAGGCTGCTCCAAGGTAGGAATGGAGTTCGGAAATGCCGTCCCTCCCGTCCCAAACACTAGACACCGCTTGACAGTGGCAGGCCTACGCAAAATTGGCTCGAAAATGGTCGGGCAATGCCCAGCCTGTGCCGAGGTAGGTGGGGACAAACAGCGCAATCACCTCGTTGTCCAGGCAGACGGGAGGTTTGGTTGCGTTATCCACCCCGGCGCCAGTGGCAAGGCACATAGACAACGCATCTTTCAGCTTATAGGAGACAAAAGCGGCAAGGGGAGGCAGCACTTGCCCGCAACACCATTAGACATCTCACTGTTATGACAGTAACAAACACAACGAAACTATTATCAGAGGCACCGTATCTTGTGAAGATAGGCGTGCAGCGTGGCTGGCTATCGTATCCCAAAGGCATGGCGTTCAAGGCAGACGGCACGCCGGACCCGGTGATGCAGGATGAGCCGGAAGTCACCGAGCAGAGGCACACACCCGACCTGGCTCGCAAGGCCTACGACCTGCGGGACCGCGGGCTGTCACTGAACGACGTGGCCACGGCCTGCCAGGTGCCCCGAGGCAGCGTGGTCTACCTCATCACCAAGGGCCATGAGCTCTACCTCGCAAGCCAACGGAAGGACATTGAACCATGACCGCAAACAAGGCAGAATCCCCACAGATGGAAGATCCATTCATTTACGCACCGCAGCCGACCAGCAAGGTGCAAGGCATAACCCAGGCAGGCACCAGGCCTTCCATCCATGTCTCGCTGTACGCCTACGGTGGCATCAGTGCTGCGTGCATGATGTCTTGGGTAGACCTGACGGCCACGTTCGCCCGTAGTGACAGGCAGACCGATCTGCGCACCATCCGGGAGGATGCCCTCATCAGCCGGTCCCGGTGCCGTGCCACGAAGTGGTTCTTGGACTCGGGCAAGGATGTGTGGATCCAACTGGACCACGACATCGAGTTTGCCGCGGCCGATGTGGTCCGCATGGCCGAGTTGGCCCATGAACACCAGGCAACCGTCTGCATCCCATACTCCTGCCGCTCACTGCCCGCCAGGCCGGCCCTACGCCCGAAGGTGGAGCACCTGCAGGCACTGAAGCATCAGGTGAATGACGCTGAGTGCGCCTCTGAGCTGGTGCCTATCACCATGTTCGCATCGGGATGCCTCGCAATCCCCCGTAAATGCCTTCTGGCGACACTTGAAGCGCTGGAAGGGTCAGGAGTGCAGAACCCATACGGGATCGACTGGTGCGAGGATGTGCGCGTCGAGCGCTTCCCGACCCTGTGGATGCCCCTGGCCATGGAATCCATGCCCGGTAAACTCGAGTATCTCAGTGAGGATTACGCCGCTGCGGTCAGGATGACCCTGGCCGGAGTGAAGCACTACTCCATGAAGCCCAAGAAGCAGCTCAACCACTGGGGAGAGTTCCCCTTTAGCTTTGCGCCTTATGCCGGGTAAGAAGACAAGGGCGTCACTGAATGATGTGGCGGCAAAGGCCGGGACAGACAGAAACCGCGTAACGTGGGCACTGCGTGATGACCCCAAGCTGCCCAAGGAGTTCAAAGACAAGATCAAGAAGGCCGCAGAAGAGGTTGGTTACGTCAAGCCACCGACCAACCAACACCCGAACTCTAAGCTAGACCAAGACAAGGCTGACAAGATTGTGGAGGGTATCGTGGCCAACAAGTCACTTGCCACCATTGCTTCAGAGACAGGGTTGAGCGAGCACACCGCCTTCAAGTACATCAGAGGAGTCAAGGTACCGGTCGATTATCCAGAGAATGAGGAAGACTGGCGGAAAGACGTCACTGGGTTCCTGGAGGTCGCAATCTGGAAAGGAACGAGGCGATTGGCTCAAGAATCAATGGCTTTCATTGATGACCGTAGCTTACCCGTATCAGTAGCCGTGCTAACAGACAAGCTGGCTACGATCAAAGGCCAGCCCACCAGCATCCACCTCGCCATGACGGCCTCTGTGAGCCACCGCGACCTCATGAAGGACCTGAAGGAGCGTGATGTGACCCCCGTGAACGACGAGCAGACGCCCGACCTGGTTTAGGTAGTGGCCCAAAATGTCCTACCCCTACCGTGGCATAACCACCGAAAACCACGCATTTGGGCCTGTTTCGGGCACTCATGCCTACAATAGCAGTTATATTCACTTCGCAACGCAAACACGCAGCAAACCCCTGCAAACATTGATCGAAACGCACTTTTGCCCCACTCAGCAGACCCAGTGTCCTACCCCGTTACACAAGGCAGACACCAGGCCGCCCGGGCCCCCGGGGGAGGGGGTCGGGCAATCCGCGGCGACAGTAAAAGTCGACGGGTTCTCTAAAACGAAAAATATTGATAAATGAGCCAACCACTCTGCCTCACCTGCTCCAAGCCCTTCGAGATCATCAAGCAGCGCGAAGGCCCCAAGCAGAAACGCTTCTGCACCGAGGCCTGCAACACCGCTTGGTGGAACGAGCAACCGCAGCACCCCGTCATCCCCAAGGTCGACGCCTCGCACCCCCGCGCCCTCGAGCTCAAGCAGAAGCGCACCCAGCTCGTGCTGCTCGAGAAGGCCGACCCCTACACCTACGGCTACATCCCGGACCACTGGGAGATCGCCAACACCGAGTATTTGCTCACCCAGGAGCTCTTAATCTCCGGCGGCAACCGCGCCGGTAAAACCCTCTGGGCCGCCCGCCGCGTGGTTCAAACGCTCCTTGAGAAAGAGAACGCATCGGTTCTCTGCTGTCACACCTCCCACGCCACCTCGGTCACCGTGCAGCAACCCGCGATCTACAACTACCTGCCCGTCGCACTCCGGGCCACCAAGAAGGGCCGCATCCACTACCTGAACTACAGCCGCAAAAACGG